CCAAACATTTGATTCGATTGAAGCGTTGATGAAACGAGATAATAGAAAGGAAAATATATCCAACGATTTAAAAATGTATAAAAGACCGAAATAATTGTATTTATTTAAAATAAAATTGAAAGCCTTTTTTCTTATATACATTATTAACAATTATCATTGATTTTGCTCACGCTTACGTATATTATTGTTTTGAAAGTTATAAATTAATTCAAACCGTTTTTTCCGAATAATCGCACTTTCTTCTGGACTAATCGTTTTATGACGAGAAAAACAGTTAAACCACCACATTTTATATATTATATTTATATTTTTTATTTTTATAATAATATATCCATTTTATAATTTAGTTGAGTGAAACTAAAAAAGGAACTTTTTAAAAAGTTCCAAAATAGACATGGGTGAGATAGTTTCGTTATGAGAAAAATGTTAAAAAGTGATTTAGAGCATAATGCTGTAATTTCTTAATTTAAAAAAATAATCGGACTGCATCTATTTTTTTAAATTAATTTATATTTTATGCGGAGAAGGGTTTAGGGATTTTTGTAGGTAACCATTATATACAAAAGATGCTTACTATAAAAATCCTGAAAAATCCTGAAAAATATCGTTGCGAATATTGTGACTATAATACGAGTAGTAGAAAAGATTTGAATAAACATTTAGTCACTCGAAAACATAGAATGCTTACTAATATGCTTACCGATGCTGACCTTTTAGAACAAAAAAATCTCGAAAAAACTCCAAAAATATTTACCTGCGTATGTGGTAACATATATAATCATAAACAAAGTATGTATAGACACAAAAAGAAATGTAATTTCCAACAAGAAATTCCCCCAAAAGAAGAAAATACTTCCAAAGAAGACGATAAGGATAAAGTAATCGACACGTTATTAAAACAAAATAGTGAAATGCAGAATTTAGTTTTATTAATGGTAAAAAGTATGCAAGATAATCAAGGAAATATACAAGACAATCAGGTAGAAATAACAACCAAAATTATAAAAGAATTGATACCACATATAGGAGGAACAAATAATACAACTGGTGACCATAATAATGTAACCAATAGTAACAACACATTAAATTTCTATTTAACAAACACTTGTAAAGACGCTGAATCAATTACAGAATTCACCGCCCGATTCTGTGAACGAATCGAGACATTTTTCAATGGTAACTACCAAAAAATAGCAAACAAGCAAACAGATCTAGCGAAAGATGTCCAAGAAATGTTCTTTGAATGTTTGGAAGACAAACCCCAAGTAAATAAATTCATACAAACGACCGATACAAAGAACGGAGTGTATTTTGTGAAAGAGCCAAATAAAGTAGAAAAAGAATTAACATTTGGAGATTCAGAATTTGTGAAATACAAAGACAGTTTCAAAAATCCAGGATCAAGAATAGGACATGAAATAAATAAAGTATTACAGCCGTGTAGAACAGAATTAGAAAAGACACTATTAACGAAACCAAAAGAAGAAGATTTCGAAGATGAAGACAATTATGATAAAGCAAAAGAAGAATATCACAAAACCGCCGGTGTAGTAAAAGAGAATTTGATGTTTCAAACGTATTATGCTGCGAATATATTTGATAAACCGAAGACGACAGAGAAGGTGATGGCTAATACAAAAAGATCAAAAGAAGCAAATGATAAAAAATAACCATTTTATAAATTAGAGGTGCGGATTTAAATATTCAAGGGTGTATAGTAATCAGATATACCTTTCATAACATAAATTATTAATAAAATTGATTTATATAAAGTTATTTTACGAATTATTATATACTATTTCGTAAAATATATGGAACTTAATCTAACTCCTGATACATATATTCCCAGTGTTAATGAGGATGGAAATTATATAGACAATATACCCGTCGTTCAAAATGGACTATTTTGCCCTTGTTGTCCGCGAAAAGATAAATGCTATGAGACAAAGTCCAAGTTTTCAGCACATATTAAATCAAACAGACACATAAAATGGATAAAACAACTTAATGCGAACAAAGCCAATTATTACGTAGAACTCTTACAAAGTAAAGAATTAATCGATAATCAGAAAAAAATTATTAAGCGTTTAGAAAATGAAAATGAGTCCAAGAAGTTGACTATTGAGTATTTAACACAAGAAATTACACGACAAAAAACACCCCAACCTGTATTTGACCTATTAGAACTGGACTCCAATTAATTTTGATTAAAAGGTAACACATTAAACCTTTCTCGTTTTATCATAGTCCTATCATATTCATCTTTTGAATATGTTATATGTATCGTATTTTTATCGTCATTCCATCTTATCTTTCTTGGACACTCTATATTTGGATTCATTAAATTCATAAAATACATTAGTATAGACACTATAAAATCATAGATTGCCTGAATTGGATAAAATATATTCATTTTAATAACCCTAGAAAAAACTAATCAAATAATTCACTTTTAAATATTAAATATATCGCTTCAGTATTTCGACATTTATCACTTCCATATGTCTTTCTCGTATATGGATTAATATATTCAAAAAATCCATTACTCTTTATTAAATGTAATGTCTGCACTTTTATTTTATTATATATTTCTACATCTCGAAATCCTAATGCTAATAATAAGTTTATAAAACACCACGTTGATCCTATCCATCTATGATTTAAAATGTATTCATCGGAATCGCCCTCGTTTGATGGATATCCATACATAGTATGATGTAATATACGTTTTGTATGCGCTTTCATCGAACTTCTCTGAATAGTATTTCCGATATCAGCATAATTATACAACATCCCTCCACACGATATACCGTTGAATAGTGTATTATGTTTTATATCTAATACCGAATATGCGTTATACATACTATTCCATAACAAGTCACTTCCTCTTGTATATTGGTCGATCCATTTTTCTATCTTACCATATGTATCTTCTCGTTGTAAATAAATCGCCACTTTATATAAATCTTTACATGCCTTGATGAATATAAACTGAGTCATCGGATCACATACATTAAACAAGCCCTCGTTATATATTGTTTTATTATCCCAATCATGTTTCATCATTTTATCCAAAATCAACATATAACGCACATTTTCTACCTGCGTGTAATTATTACTATATGGAATATTTTGAACAATATCTTCTTTGTCTAAATAAATAGTATTCATTGCTTCATCATAATCAGGGGTTGTCGAATATAAAGCCTCCAAAGGATGATATGTTGATATTATTCCATTACCATTTGGATCACGATTTTTAACATACCAGTCGTAAAATATCATAATTTTATTAAACATTGGTCCTAATTCACTTTTATTATGAAATCCCATGGTTACCATATACCATAATAGTGTTGATAATATTGGTGTTACTGGTAATCTTGAACGATTGTCCAAGAATTCTTGTCTATCTCTACCATCATCCATTATCTGTGAAATCATTCCATCTTCTTTCTGACCATCTAATACGTCATTCACCATCTGAACGCCCGCTCCTTTATTATATGTAAATGTTCCTAATGCCGAATACATATGTTCTATTGTGTAAGTAATATGGGTGTTCATTTAATATAAAACAATGTATATTAAAGGAATTACAAAAATATTAAGTTGTCTAACTAAATTGGACGAATAAAACATAGAGTGTCGATAGAATTACAGCGGAATTAGTGTAAATAACAATATTTGGTAATAATAACCATTTTTCTATCATCGGAAGTATCGTTTTATCATTGTTTGAAATCATTTCAATGTCTTGTAGTAAAAATAGACCTATTGTAACCGATAATAGTGTGAATATTAGCGATATTACAATCATAATAACGTTGAGTGTAAAGTTTTTACCACGATGAAATCTAGAATAAACTAGAGCCGCCAATGCGATAGAAGTATATAATCCCATATTACGAAGGGCAGTGTGGTAATATTTTAAAACGCTTACAGATTTATCCATTTTTCCTATATAATATACACGATATTTTGTTTAATACTTCGGATAACTATATAAACATATCATTATTATATATTATGTATAATAATAATGCACACATTCAATAACAACCAAAGAGATTACACTGACTGGTATACAGTTCCTAGAATAGAAGGCAGTTTAGAACCATTGATGGCTAAACTATTTTCAAAAGACATGTTTAAATATAACAAACAAGGGGTTGATATCATTTCTTCACCTTTTAGAGAATATAAATTTCATACAGGGGTTCTTATCCTACATGGTAATAAAACCTTTGGTAAAACAAAAAAAGGGAAACTTTATTATAAATGTATACCCAATGATAAAAGTATACCCATTTTCTTAATTCCTTACGAATTGCGTATTGGGTTTATTAAAGATTATACGAATAAATATGTATCTTTTTGTTTTGATAATTGGGATGAAAAACATCCTGTCGGTAAGTTGACCGAAACATTCGGTAATGTTGATAATTACGCGTCATTTTGCTCTTATCAATTATGGTGTAATCGACTAGTTCACTCTATCGCCAAACTGAATAGAGAAGTTAAAATAGTTTCGAAAAATACCGAATTTTCTACTATTATGGAGAATATTATGAATGATGATAAATACAAAATCGAAGACAAACGCAATTTAAACGTCTATACAATCGACCCTAATGGAAGTAAAGATTTAGATGATGGATTCAGTATAGCCAAATTAGATAGTAATAAATACAAAATCACGATTTATATTGCGAATGTGTTTGTTATGATCGATTATCTTAATATGTGGCCGCATCTAACCGACCGTGTGTCTACTATTTATCTACCAGAAGATAGACGCACACTTTTACCCGACCTATTATCTGATAATTATTGTAGTCTTTTACAAAATAAAGACTGTATTACTTTTGCTATGGAATTTAATTACAATATGGATGATAATAAGATAGACAATCATTCTATATGCTTTTATAATGCGATGGTGAATATTAAACGAAATTTTGTATACGAAGAAGACGACTTGTTACAAAATAGTGATTATCAGTTATTATTGAACGTTACGAAACATATTAAACCTGAAATACAAGATAGTCACGACGTGATAGCACATTGGATGATTTATATGAACTCGGTTTCTGCTGATAAGTTGGCGTCTTATAAAACAGGTGTATTCCGTGTAGTGTCGAAAAAGGAAGAGGCAAATGCTGGGCATGAAACCGGAGATAGTAATATTAAAAAAAGTGTTGGATTATGGACCAATATGTCTGGTTCATATGAATTATATAGCGATGAACTAAATACACGACACGATGTTTTGAATGTTAGTTCATATGTTCATGTAACAAGCCCTATTCGACGTGTGGTTGATATTGTAAATCAAATTTACTTTTTTAGTCATATTTTTTTGTTTTCATTAACCGAGGATTGTTCGAAGTTTGTTGAGAGATTTGAAATGAGAATTCCTCAATTAAATGATGATGTGAAAGCAATCCGAAAAGTTCAATCCGAATGTGACCTTTTATATGCTTGTAAAAATGATGATACAGTTTTGGAAACCCAATATGATGGGTATGTGTTTAATAAAAAATATGAGAATAATCAATTCACATATAGTGTGTTTTTGAAATCGTTGAATAAAATATCGTTTTTTAGATCGAATGATGAAATAGAAGAACACGAGATACGAAAATTTAAATTATTTCTTTTTGATAGGGAAAACAGCGGCCACCGTAAGATACGTTTAGCGTTGGTGTAATCCGTTTTTATAAATTTTCACCATTATATTTGTAATTAATATAATGACGTATAATATTAATGTATATTCCGATTGTAAACCGTTTCACTTGCAGCAAATCGCAGTTAACCACCATTACAAAATATATAAATAATCGTAATATGCGAACAATTATGGACTATACAAATGAAAATCACCAAGACCATAACTCGAATTTCTATGAAATATCAACACTATTTCATAAGTTTAAAAATGAAACTATTGCGGTTAAATTAAGTTCATTGAATGTTGATAATCAACACGATGTGGAAAATTATCTCGACCAAATCATGAATTTATCTGTGAAAAATAATAATACTGTTTTGATAGATGCCGAAGACTATAAAATCCAAGATAAAATAAATACCATTACTGATGAATTTATGGAACAATATAATCGAGATAAATTACGTATCTATAAAACATATCAACTATACCGTAACGATTACTTGGACATTATGAAACATGATATT